TAGACCGTTATCCCGCATGAAGATGCAGATTTCACTTGACAATACAGATAAAAAGAAAAGAAGAAGAAGGCGTTTGTGTTTAGGTGTTTTTGTAATTTTTCTAATTTTTATTTTTCCTATTTTAAAGTGTTTGTAAGAGTAGCTTCATTCGTCCACTCCAATCTTGCCAAGTGCCATAAGACCTTGACCTGCTGCAGCCATAGGTGCAGCAATTTCCAATTGTCCTAAAGCAGTGGCAACGCCTCCTCCAGCAGTAAGTAGAGTGCCAGCAATCCTGGAGCTCTTCCTGAGAATGTTAGCAATAGTTCTCAAATGGTTGGAATTTTCCATACCGGTGTCTAAGTACGCAAGTTCTGCTTGAGCCCTCCAAATCATTGGAGGGTCAACGATACTTGGCCGCGGGCCCATTGCTTGGTTCACCGTCTGCACTTCGACATGAGCACACACTACTAACGTCACATTCTGAGCATCAGCATCGTTTGCCTTCACGCTCACTGCTAGATAAGGGAGTGGCCTATTTTCGCCATCAGCACCTCCTACTACACGAAATTCCATATCAGCTTCCCCAATGGGCTTGTAAAATGCATATCCTCCACTGGACAGGTTGCCAATATGGGCACCAGGCGTGACCGCTAGGCGATCAAAACTGGCACCAGCATTTACTAGCATTCCATCCCGCTTCTGGACTAGACCAATTGCAATTTTACCATTAGAGGTCAATGAACCTGAGTATTGCGCCCAGACAGATAGTGCAGCAACACGATAAGTTTTGCCAGCGCTTGTAAGCGTGTCATACTCACCATTGTTGCCTATGGGCACTACTGCCATGGTACCAGGTGCCACCGGGGTAGTGACATCGGCTATAGTGAAAACTCTTCCTAGAACATCTCCTAAACTGGCGGTAACAGCGAAGTAGATTCCACAAAAATATGCTGCGCTAGCGTGCACAGGGATAGTTGTGGTTTGTTCTACTCCAGGTGTTGCCGCCAGCTGAGTGCCAGCGGTATTAACGAACGTGCCATTTGAGAGTAAAAACACAGCCGTTGGTGTTACATTGGCCGCGCTTATTACTTCCCAAGCAGAACGTATGCTGATGCTACCAACACCTGCTGTCACGGGTAAGCCTTTCAAGGATTCACCGTTACCTGCGATGATTGGTTGGATCGCCATTTCGTTACCTGCGCTGTCAGTCAAAGGAAATGCAAGAGGAAAAGCCGAATAAGTGGCGGTCGTGGGCTTTCGGTTGAGGATTCTGTCATCAGACCAATGATCATTTTTGTACTCCGCCCAGATCTTACCAACTGTTTGTAACCTTGTCGCCTGAGGAATGTTAAAAACCTCAGTCATCAAGGACACACTGCTGGAAGATGCTGTTGCTCGGATGAAATTCTGAATATCCGGTTGGATTATAGCTTCAGACTGACCACTGTTGAAAACACATTGATGAACATGCACGATCTTAGACATATGCACTAATTCAGCAAATGCATCAGGAACTCCTATCACCTCAGAATGCTGAGGATCAAGGAGTGCTGCCAGGTACGGGTTCCATGCCATACCTTTAGCAGTTTGCTTTCGCAACTGCACGGCAGTGGCATTCTTACCCACCTGGGCATCAACTGAGAGAGTGTACTGTCTAATACGTCTGTTCACCTCTTCTCGACTCAAACCTTTAGCTTGAAGAGCCGCTCGCTTCTTCGCTATCACTTCTTTCCGTGCTGTCATTGTAAGAAACTAAGAAAGAAAGATAAGATAAAGAATAGGGTACATCAAGTAAAACGATGCATGTATTCATGCGGGCGCCATCCCTCACGGGATGACCTTAGGTGTAGTCTTTCACGATCACCCGCCTAAACACGGTGTGAACGAAAAAGAGTCCACCTTCCTCGGGAAGACTCGAGGGGATCAAACTGATCGCCTCTCGTATCTCCTCCACACTCAGCTGATAATATGCTGACATGGAGCGAAGCGAGTCGGCGTAGTCCAAAGAACAAGATTCACCACTCGATTGTACTTCCCAAGGGGGCGTAGAGACTGTCGCCTCGCACCCACTCTGCCGTAACTTTGGTTTTAACATATTCACGAATTCCATCAACAATGGTGGTAGGGAAAAACTCTTCATCTGAAAATACATATCTCTCAGACGAAGATGCCACGCCCGCAGAGGATCGCTTACGAACCCTCTCAATTCAGACGTAGCTTTCCCAAGCTTCCAGATGCGGGAGGGGAGCGGCGCCCAAGTCCACCCCATTTCCACATCCGGCCACCACTTCCCTTTCAAGAAGTTGATAGTATGCCTCGTCGCTCTTCCCCCTGTGATGCTCAACCCTAATAGTTTCGCCCTTTCTTGATACCTTTCGACGAATGTGTTGGCATCCCAATCTTCCAGCCCCAAATAAGTGAGAGCAGTGGTGATCGAATTACCTAAACACGTATCGAAGATACCAGTAGGGCGGCGGACAGCATTAGCGTTCATTCGCCATCCATTACCTACTAGAGGAGCGTTCCAGAGTTTACGGTACAAATCTACCAGGAAAGCTTCCAGTCCTAACGAGGAATACCAGCGGCTGATGCCATCGCGGACACCTTTGCCTTGGCTGGAATCATACTTGCTAAAATCAAAGTACGCAAAGAATTCACGGCCGTATCGATCCACGCCGCGAATTGCAGAGTCATCCCCAAGCATAATTAGACGAAATGTCCCCATAGGAGGACGAATGGAAAACCATTGAGTCAGGTCAATGTCTCTAAACCCTCCTGCGAAGGTTAGATACACATTCCCGACACGATGGCCTGCGATATTCCACATTTCGTGTAATCGTTCGTGAAGGCGCCTAAACAGGGAACCAAACATCACATTGATTTTTGGATCCACGTTGAAGATTGGCCTAGGACGGGCTTTGAGTAAAACTTCATCCAACTTCAACATGACTTTAATTCCCCTACTCAGCGTAGCGCCGAGGTCTAGGTCTTGCAAAGCGTTCAGAGCACGGGCCTTTTTGAACGCTTCACGCAGAGATGCAATATAGGTCTCCACATCTTCACGAGATAGTCTTCCCCATCCTACGATGGTTAGAAGTCTATCCATGAAGCGATCCCATAGATCCTCCCAGGCGTCGTCTATCTTTTCATCCACCATGTTTGGCTGAACTACTCCCAGACGATCCGTAATCATGCACCTAGATTGATCCGCCGTGTTTGCGCTAGCAAACATAGGCAGATCAAACCCCAGGAAAACGTAGACACGATTTCTGTCTTCCGTTTTAACCGGTTTGGTCATGCGGAATTTACCTGCTTCTGATGAACAATTGCATGGAACAATACGTTCACCATTAACCGTGAAGTTTTGACGCGGAAAACTGCACGATGAGGCTATGGAATGAACTCCCTCCGCCATACGCATACCATCCTGTAGATTCCACGCGGTGAAAGAACTCACCGACGTGTTCCACAGGCAGTATTCCCCCCAAACACCGATGGCCCCAGCGGGAACGGCAGCAAACTTCTCCATCCAATAAGCGGCATTACGTTCAGCTTGTTGGTGGTATATCGGTTGCATGACCATTCCTTGGATCACCACGATGGCGAAGAGATTCCACGTGAAGTGCCACAACATGGCTCTCTTCAAGTGGCGCTTACGACGGAAATACCCGATGCCTAGAAAGCAAATCCCCTTGCATGCAATCATACATGTGAAAACATACACAGGAAAAGGCTCGCCTTGTTCGCGCACCACCGTGACCACCTCCTCTAAAAATTGAGCGAAGGCGGGCACCCCGAAGAAATGACTAACTAGTTCTTCGGTAAATGGGGCGAAAAAGACACACCAGGCAGTCACGCCCGTGAAAGTCGAGATTGTTGCGATCATGCTCATTATCCAAAGCCCCACCATTACCAGCAGGGGTTTCCACCACCACTCAGTCCTTTCGGGGATCCAAGGGTTGGTGACCGTGGCGACTTTGCCAACAGTACGAAAATCTTTCAACGCGGTTACCCGCGCGTGATTGATAAGCATACAGGCGTTGACATAGTTATCCTGACTCGTAGACCAAGCCAGAACAATGCTATCATATAAAATAGCATCAGCATCACGAGGACGGTGAGCAAGACCGTAACAAGGATATGCAGTGTAGACCATCGCCCTGCATCTTTCAAAGTAATCTTCAAAAGCCCAGGCATGAGTCGCTGTCGGCACCAATTGCAAACAGAGATTCATGATCCGCGAGTCCGCCAAGGCGGTACCTCCACGGAAGCGAGCACGCAAGTAGTCCGGATAGGACAGCCGACCATACTTCCTCATCCACTCAACACTTTCCGTGCTGAGTGGACACTCCACGAAGACCGGGTCAACCCTAGTGACAGTGTCCATAAGGGTATCGGTCAACGCCAGGATGTAGATCGCCATGCCCTGACAATCGGCGTAACGATGGAACACGAGAGATCGATTACCGACCTTCGTACTCCCTTCGCCGTTCAGCCAGCTTTGTGCATCATGTGGCTTGCGAATGACTTTACCTGCTGCCCCAATCAAGGCAGTGACCTTATCGTCACTATCCTTGCTCCACCAAGTGTGGCCGAAACAACCTCGGCTTTCAAAGTATTCATGCTTAATGACAAAAGCATATTTGCATGAATGCTCATCCAGCGCTTGAGCGAATATATCGGGGGACATAAAGTAATTGTCAACGCACCACAAAATGCCCAATGCTTTGCTGGGTCTTGCGGTAGGTCTGTGCACTCGGAGAATATCCTGAGGTTCGTACATCTGCGTCCGGATCCTGGAAACAACCGGGATAGTGGTTTCATGGATGTGGTATTTCTTCCCATCCACTTCCACCCCCGCCTTCCTGACGGTCCGCCCAACTAAGTTGGTTAAACGATCTGACCCTTGGTAATCCACCAAATAGGGAGTCAAACCGTCTGCAGCGGCAAGAGAGCAGGCTTTCTGCAAAGCACGAATCTCGAGATGATCACGAACGTAACGTTCTAACGGATGGGCATGTTGATTGCCGACTACTTTAACAAAATCGTAGCCGGCGGCTGCTGCCCAAGCCGCATAACTCGAGTGGAGTTCCGGAAAAGGTGGGATTCGCTCCGAAAAAGAGCAATTCACCACCTTAGTCTCAAGAACGAGACTAACCTTTGTCGCATCATCTGCCCCTTTCGGGTGTCCAGATTTGCTACCCCCATGCTGTTTCTTGTTACCAGCATTTCCGGCGGGGTTCTTCGATTTAGTACCGGCATGAGATTCATCAGCTTTAGCCGCCTCCGGCTTTTGCTGTTGCTTCTTATTTCGGGCCATCGCACGAGAACTACTAAAATTGAAAAGGCACAATTTAAATAGAAGAAGAGCGATAAGGTGTAGAGAAATATATATACACAAATATATATATGACGTAGATACTGTTTTT